AAGGAGTGTCCGTTATGGCAGTACAGAAAATAGCGAAGTGTACCGCAAGGTGTAAGACTTGTAAGCACCACACCAACGTAACAGGACTGATAAAGGACGAGGGCAATCTTGCCTGTGTGTATATACTCGACACATTCCAACGGAGAGGTTGCCCTGCTGGTGATGATTGCAACAAGTACGAAAGCGGTAAAGTCAAGAGATTCAGAGCGACATACAAGTAAGGAGAATGGAAATGTATATTTGTGAAAATTGCGGAGCAATATTTGAAGAGCCTATTAAGGGCTTTGAAGAGGAAAAGGACAGATGCCCTAACTGTGGAGACTGGGGATTCAAGACAGCCGTTAAGTGCAAGGTCTGTGGAGAGCCAAGCGTAAATGGATTATGTGATGATTGCAGAGAAGAGTTCAACAAGGCTTTAGATGGATTCATCAGACTTTATGCGAAGACATTAGGACTTCGGGAAGACGAAGTTATCGAACTGATAGAAGACCATATATAAGGGGGGGAATGTGAAGTGAAAGAACTATACGAAAGAATCAGAAGCCTTGCCAAAGAAGTAGGCGAGACAAACGGAGAAGTCAACGAGGATAATATGTCAATCATAATCGGGATAGCCGACTGCAATATGGAACAGGCAACACTCTGTGTATCGGGGAATGTTGAGGGCGTTCTCGAAATGGTAAGTAAAACACTCTATGAGATTTATGGAGATGATGATGATGAAACCGAGAGAATTGATGGAAACTTTAGTTGAACACGAAGACGTGATGATTGATGCCTTATCCCTGTCACTACGGAATATCCGATTCGGTAAAGGCGAGTTCGCTTTCTTTATGAGCAACGAGGAACTGGTAGCCGCACTAAACTTTTTAGTAGGTCAAGTGGCAGACGATGAAAAGGATGTGTTAAGGGCTTTAGGGCAGATAAGAAACGATTACAGAGACGAAGAGACAGTACACCAAGATTCCCTTACAAGGATGAGAGTGGCTGTCACAAGGGAAATCAGAACGTGTTTAAGGCTATTAGCCAACATAGATAAAGCAAAGGAATCAGTGGAGTTTCAAGAAATATGGAAGGAGAAGCAGAATGAAAAAACTTTATATCAGCGTGCCGATGAAGGGCAGAACTGACGAGCAGATTCGGGAATCAATCAACAAGATGTGGAAGATGACGGAGATAATGCTTGGAGAAGAATGTCAGGTGTTACCGACATACAACAAAGAGAACAGAGAAGTGCCGAGATTTGTAGCCCTTGGTAGAAGCATAGCGTGGCTTGGGGATGCGGACTATGTTGTGTATTGCAGTCCGATTTATGACTTCGCTGGTGTTGAGTCAGAGGTGGACATCGCTGTTAATTACGACATACCAACAATCGCTTACGCAGGAAAATATATTTGCCCAGACATATTCACCACACCGAAGTTAAATGAAGAGGGGGAAGCAGAATGAATTTAGCAATTATATCTGGAAGAACAACAAAGGACTTTGAGACATTCACTTCAAAGACAGGAACAACCATAGCCAAAACTAATATAGCCGTAGACAGTGGCTTCGGAGATAACAAGAGAACAGACTTCATACCCATTACCGTATTCGGTAAGCAGGCTGACTTCTGCACCCAGTATGTAGCCAAAGGCGACCTTGTAGAAATCAGAGGTCATATCGTAACTGGCTCTTATCAGAAGAATGATGGAACAACGGTACATACCACGGATGTGAACGTGGATGACATCAAGAAATTACAGGGTAAGAAAGTCGAAAAGACCGAAGAGGTACAGGCGACAATGCCCGAAGTGTCATTTACGGAAATCAACGAAGATATTCCGTTTTAAGTATCGCTGACGAGCGAGAGGGTAGTAAGGCAAGACTGCGTGGCGTGTAAAGCCGTAGAGGGTGGGGAGTCTTGCAACTAAAGAAAAATACATTTTGTATGTTTTGTAAGTTTTTGAAAGGAGAGCAAAATGTTTGGCGAGCATTGGGAAGACAGAGACTGTGACAGATGTATTCACAACAAGGCAGGTAGTGGATGTACCAAGTGGGACTGTGAATACGAACCGAGAGAGAGCGACCTCTTATCAAGAAGCAGACTCGTAGACAGCATAGAAGAAACAACTTGGTATCACGTTCACGATGGTAAGTTAGTAGAGGGTGCTAACGGCAAGGATGATGTGCCACTTTATAAGGCAGACGATGTGTTCAAGGCTATCAACGAAGCCAAAGATACCACCATCATCAAGGACAATCAGACTTTGATAATCGACTATCCTGATACCGATGATGTAGAAGTCATAAGGCTGATGGATGAAGAGGGATTCACAAGGGTATTCAGAGAGGTGAAAGGAGAATGATATGGGAGTAATAACAAGAGATGAAGTAAGAGAGATTCTTGAAGAGATAATCAAAGACCAAGCGAAAATAAATACGGCTGAAAATACGGATGAAAACGAGCGGAAGGAGAATGATATGGGAGTATATATTCCTGATATGGAGAAGCCGAAGAACATTACAAGGTGTTCTTACAAAATCAACCCTGAAGAGTGCAAGTGCATATATACAGATAAGGTATTTGAAGAAACCCTTGCGTTGATTATGGATTATCCTTGTGATGATTGCCCACTAATCGACATCGTAACTTGTGGGGAGTGCGTGTATTATGAAGAAAGCGAGTATATTGAGGGAGATATGGTGTGCAAATATCATATAGGGCACACATATTACACAGAGGCTGACAGATTTTGCTCATACGGAGAAAGGAGAAGCGATGAGTCTGATACTTAAAGGGATTGATTTGCCTCAAGAAGTCAACGGAACGAAACTTGCCCTTGAACTATATGTAAGGAGTGACGGAATAGTCTTCAACGATGATTTTGAAGAGGTAGGTCGAGCCATCCAAATTCCCAAGGGTCACGGTAGAATTGGAGATTTAGAGAAACTGGCAAAACTTCTTTCGGATTTTGGTGAATCTTTAAAAGAATCTGCAAGAGGAAATAAATTACTAATGACTGAAAGAGATATATGCCACGCAATGGCAGTATTAACCGAACACTTCCAAGAGTATGAGCCTTTATTAGAAGCGGAGGAAAATGAATGTTAATAAGTCACTATAATAGAATCACAGTACCGCAGAATGAGTACGGCAGAAAGTACGCAGATTTGTTCAAACACGAAGGCAAGATAACCGAGACTACCACAGATATAATCATAGAGTTTACGGATTACTTCGAGGTTTGGACGGACGATGGGAATTTAAATTCATATAACATAACAGAGACAGAATATACTATAGCCAAGGATTCGGAAACGGTGGATTTTAAGAATGGGAAAAATCAATTCTAAACAGAAAGGCAACCGATACGAAAGAGAGTTAGCCAAGATATTCAGAGAATACGGCTTTACAGAAGCAAGACGTGGCGTTCAGTATAGTGGGAAGCAGGGGGAGGCTGATGATGTAGTTGGTCTTCCCCACATCCATATAGAAGCAAAACACGTTGAGAAATTAAACCTTTACGAAGCGATTAAACAAGCAGAGAGGGATGCCAACGAGGATGAAATGCCTTGCGTATTCCACAAGCGGAACAGAACAAAGACTTATGTAACGATGGCGTTGGATGATTGGATGAAATTGTATAAGGGGTGGTTGAAATGAAAGACTATATGCAGTTCGATGTAGACGGATTCTTCAGAGACTACAAGGTGAACAAGAGAAAATTACGAGATTTGGAATGGGATTTGGCACAGGCTTGCTCTCAAGGTGGAATGGATTACGCCAAGCCAAAAGTAACTGGCGGTTTACCAAGTTCCCAAGTAGAGACAGCCGTGGAAAAGATAGCCGATATAAGGGCTAAAATAGACGATTTGAACGAGTATTTTGAGAGGGTGGATAAATACCTTAACTGTCTCGATTCGACAGAAAAAGTAGTCGCAGAATATTATTTTATCAAGGGATTCAGAAGCCACTTCGCAGTACAAGACATAGCGTATAAGGCTCACATATCAAGGGCTTCGGTGTACAGAACAGTACGCAGAATCAGAGAGAAGATAAGACGGTATGTTAGGGGGTAGCAAGATGTACGAATGTTTTCACTGCGGTCATCAGTCCGTCTATTGGCTTTCGGACTTTGACTTTGAGGATTACGGATACGAAGGTGAAGGAATCATACACGAGTGTCAGTGTTCGCACTGCGGTGCTATGATAACTTATGCGATTCGTTTAGATGATGAAGAAGAGCAATAAAAAAGGGGGCTTTACGCCCCCACTAATTATATTCGGCCATATCTCAGGTCTTCTTTTAATTCGTATTTGATAACTTTGTTCAAAAGCACGATAACGTACTCAGGACATTCTCTTACTCCTGCTTCCCAAGACTGTATAGTCCTCATCGGGATATTGTATTTCTTCCCGAAGTTTACCTGACTAAGGCCAAGATAATCTCTCAACTCTTTTACAGTGTATGTACGCTCTGAGTATGCAAACTCTTTGAGTTCGTCCTTTGTTTTCTCAAGTTTCTTTGTTGCCATTGTGCTTGCTCCTTCCTTCAGGAGTAGGGTATCATTTTTGGTTTTGCTTGTCAATTATATCACCTCGCTTTTAACGTCTATCAGGATAACATCGCAATAGTCTACGATATTCTTTTCTGTTATGTTACGCCAGTCATCTTTACCGAATGTTCCTACACGTAACACTTCGTCTGCCATAC